TTTAGGCAACGTAACTGATAAATTTATTCAATAATAAACGGTTCACTTGACGTCCTTCCATCATTTTGGTGAACTTATTTGCAATAGAAGAAGTTGATTGTTTACCTGAAACTTCCAATTCTATATCTTTAATTCTCAAAGACTTTGCAGGAACTAATAATAAATCATCACGACCTTTAGTTTTGAAAGAAGCAAAACCATTTTGGCGAACTTCTTTTCTTACTTCGTCGATATCTATATCATCTATACCATTATTAAATGAAGCTGAATTAATTTCTGAACGACCTAAAGAACCTGCAACATAAAAACCAATATTAGCAACATTATATCTATCTTTTATCATTTTTAATAAAGTATTAGTTTGTCCAGTAGCATCATATCTAAAATCATAATTTATTTTAGTTATTGGATCGACTAAGAAATTCTTACCATAATGTGGAGCATTATAAGCACGTAAAGTACTTCCTGCTCCATCAGTTAATGTAATAAAAGACATCTTTTCCACATTATTTTGATTCATAAATTTGCCTATATGATCAGTCATATAAGCTAATGCTTCATTTAATGGAGTTCCACCTAACGAGTATTCACTTTTTCTAGTAAACTTATAAGTATTAAACAGTCTTTTAGCCATATCATTAAAATCTTTATTTGACATTTTATGACTAAAGAATTCCAATAAAGCACATTCTTTAGTTGCATTATTTAATAAATTTGTAGCTAATCTAGTTTTTTGAAATCTATCTTTTCTTCTATTAGAATAAGGTTTATTATCATAACAGTTATAATAATAATCAGAAAATGCTAATACTTGAAATGGAATTTGCAATCTATGACAAAACATTGATAATGTAGTAACTTGTTGAATTACATCTCCAATAACTTCGTTCATAGAACCTGACCAATCTATCAAAAAGATCATTCCATGCTTTTTACCATCTTGAGTAGTAGTAATTCTTTTAAATAAATCATCATTCAATTGATAACCCCAAACCTTTTTCATATCCAATGAACCTGATTTTGATACTTGGTTACGTTTATATTGAGTTGCTGCTTTTTTCATCTCAAATTCTTTTATGAGATAATTAACTGTTTTCAATGTATTTGACTTGAATTTAATATATTCTGCATCAACACTTCTTGGAATATCTTCTTTATAACCCCAACGATTTAATATAAATTCTTGTTCAGTTTCAGTTTCAGATAAAATGGTTTTATAACCTACTATTGTATCAGGATCATAATCAGTATCTAATCTTAAATAATTATATTCTGCATTCATATCTACAGAATTATCTAAATTTTCCATTAAAGATTTATTAGTTTTAGATTCTAATTCTTCTTCTATTTCTTCAGGAGATTTTGTTTCATTCTCTTCAGATTCTTCATAACTTTCATTCTCTTCAGATTCTTCAGTATTTTCATTATTAAATGATGAATCTTTACTTTCTGGGTTTTCTAATTCATTTTTACAAAATTCATAAATATCTTTTGCTAATTGAACAACTTCAATGGAAGTTTCAGTTTTTTCTGCGCGAGTAACAAATAATTTTTCTTGTTCAGAGAATGAAACTCCAGAAGAAATACCTACTTTGAACCAAAGGTTAATTCTATCAATTAAGTTAAGAGTTCTTACATTTTTAATCTTGCTTATACCGAAGAAATCCTTTTCATTAAGTTGTCTATAACCCTCAATCATAGTCTTTTTAAGACCGGGATATTTACGTTTCATTAATTTTTCAATACGAACATCTTCAACTACATTGATATAGTCATGGATTTTGTAATCTTCTTTTGAAGCTTCCATCATATCCATAGTTGTATACAATGCATGACCGGTCTCATGAGCAACCAACATTTCTTCTATTTCAGAAGTCATATCTTTAAAGATAGGTAGAGTTAGTTGTCTAGATTTGACATTGAAAGAAGCAGTTTTAACTGCAGCTCTTATTATTGATACATTTTCATTAGCAAGAAGTTTTGCGGTTAAATCAAGGGTTTTCATATTATAATTCTCACTTTTTAAATTTATGAGTCTATTATATCACCTTTTCTGTAAATGTATATATTTATTTTCAGTATTTTAAAATTATCCTAGAGTGTGAAAAAGTGCACTTCTAAGTTATTGATTATAATATACTATTTTTATGAAAAAGTGGGTTTTTTGCACAATATGGTAGATATATCACCCTTAAAATAAAAAGGTGTGCACCGAACGCATTATTTTTTCACTTTATTAAATAGAATCAATATGTTAGAATCAAACTATGACTGAAAATTCATTGCGTTTTTCCACCTTCAGGATTGAATGAAATTTGTCATTTAATATGTCCCCTTTATGACTGATGACAAATACATTTGTGTCCTTCGAGACTTCATCTAGTAATTGAAGCAATAAATCTGTAGCACTAGAATCCAGAGACGAATCGAAAATCTCATCTAATATTAACAAATTAGTATTGACTGAATTCTTAAGTCTAGCTATTTGTCTCCAAGCAAATAGGATTGCCACATCAAGTTTACGTTTTTCTCCTTCAGAAAATGATGCATATGTAAACTCATCTCGAAATCTTGACTTAATAGTTTCATTGAATGACTCATCTAATTCAAACTTAATATACGTGTCCATAATTGCAAGATACTTATTAATCAAAGTATTCATTACAGGTAGATACTCACGGATAATAGCAGTCTTAATTCCAGTATCTTTAAGCAACTGATTTGAAATATCCTGTAAACCTCTAAGTTCCATCAAGGATGTTTTCTCAGTTATCTTTTCAACAGTACTAGTTGCAAGTTCTTTTAGTTTACGTTTCTCTTCATCTACGTTTGTAGTATTTTGTTCTACACCTTCAATCTCTGTAAGGAACTGAGAGTTTTGTCTATTCAATAGAGTGATAGTACTATTTGTTGTCGATAACTCAATATTTTTATCGGTAATATTATTTTGTATTAGTTGAATATTTTTCAAAGATTCTTTTAGATTAGCATAGGCTTTTTCCAAAGCTTGGAGTTTAGAATCTTCCTCATCTATTTTAGATTGAATATCTGCAACTACTATTTGTTTATATTCATCGGTAATTTCCTGTGAACACGTTGAACATACATCATTTTCGCAAAAGAAATGTTTGTGTGTTACATGATGATTATGGATTGCAGTAACTTTGCTAAGTAACCTATTAACACCCTGAATATCTTCATCAAGTTTATCTTTGTCACTAATCTTTTCTCTTAAATGAACTAGTTCTGCTGCTAGTAAATCGGAAGTTACTTGTGATTGCTCAATTTGATGATCATTTTTAGTAATTTTATCCAATAATAATCTAACAGTATCAGACTTTGCATTATTCATTGCTGAAATTATAGCAGTCTGAGACTCAACTTTTGCTCGTGCTATTTTAATATCTGATTCTAATCTTGCGATAGAATCTTTTGTTGATGCTACACGATCCTTCAATATTTGATTCATTACCGAGAAGATACGGATATCCAAAATATCTTCAACAACTTCTCTACGTTGACTAGATTTAAGTTGCATGAATGGAACAAAAGATGCTGAACCTAGAATAACTACCTGTGTAAAGGTTTTATAGTTAAGTCTAAGTATCTGTTGTTCTAAAATCTTTTGGTAATCTTTATTTGCCGCTTCTTGATTCAATAAGACATCATTACAATATATCTCAAATATACCGGGCTTTATTCCACGGATAATCTTGTAAGATTTAATACCAATAAGGAATTCACATGTTACTAATAGTTGTTTGCCATTAATAGAGTTAACTAACTGGCCTAATTTAATATCACGGAAAGGTTTACCAAATAAACAAAATGTTATGGCATCAAGTATGGTAGATTTGCCATCACCATTTTTACCCATAATCAAGGTAGTTCTTGACTTATCTAATAGGATTTTATTTTCAACATTACCTGTCGATAGAAAGTTTTTGTAACTAATGTACTTAAAATGTAATGTAGACATTATGCAATTTCACTATTTAATGCTTCTGTATATAAAGACTGCACATAAGATTTTATCTTTGATGTTTCTATATCAGTCTCTATAGATTCAATATAATGGTTTAAAACAGATTGTGTATCTTCTAATTTAATATCATCAGATAGTTCACCTGAAGAGAAGTCTCCAATGTCTTCAATAATCTTAATTTCATGAGCACCTTTATTATATAATTTAGTCAAGAATGTGTCATATTTGTAATAATCAGTTTTGTTAACCACTATAAGTTTAACATAAGTGTCTTTAATATCTATATTACTTAGATCAACTGGTTCTTGGTTTAAATCATTATATTCTAGTTTGACAAATAATTTATTTGGATTCTCAATAAATTCAAGTTCTCGTGTTGCAAGATCAAACATATGAAATCCTTTTGGATCAGCGTAATCTTGCCAAGTAATCTCATATGGAGTTCCAAGATAGGTAATATTGTTCTTGGTAGACCTATGATGATAATGACCTGAGAAGGTTTTGTCATATCGATCAAACATTAAACTTGACATGCCTCCATGGGATTCTACGCCACGATACATTTGAAATCCACCTATCTCGAAATGACCCATACAGATATCAGATAGTGAACTTCTAATCTCTTCATAACATTCTTCATAATTATCATTACAGATCCAAGGTATCATTGCAACATCAATACCTTTTATAGAAACAGTTTGAGCATATTCTATAAGATTAATATTATCATATTCTGCCAATAACAAACTAGGAGTGTTTGGATAAATGGTTTGTTTAAAATAGATATCATGATTACCAACTATCATATAGACAGTTATATTTCTGTCTTTTAATTGATTAAAGAAAAATAATTTACTTTGTTCTATAACATAATTGTTAGTAAATTTACGAGTATCAAAAGTATCACCTAAAATAATAACTGTGTCAATATTATTTTTAGAAAGATATGGAAAGAATACCTCATTATAAAATTTACGTTGATGGTCAATTATAATTGTAGAACCTGTTCTAGCTCCGAAATGCTGGTCAGTTATTAAACAAACCTTATTCATTCAACCCCCAACCCCCAACCTTCAATACTTGTTTGTTCAAATGTTTTAAGTTGACACTTACATCCTTGAGCTATTGCATACTTGATTGTATGTTCTTTTTCATAATTTTCTAAAGTTTTCCAATCTCCCCATCTTTTAGATTCTTCATCAAATAAACGATATTGCTTTATAACTTCATTCATAATATATTCTCTCAATAATTAATTATAAAAATCTTCTAAAGGTGAGTACACTTCTTTTTTAATCTTTTCCTTTTTAGGTTTTTCAAATGATGATCCATCAAAATTATTATATGCTTTCATGTATTCAATATAATTATTAGTGAAATCTCCCTGTTCATCATGAGCTTGTAGTTCAGTAAGATCTAAAGCATTTGAGGTAAGTAGTTTGCTTCTAATATAGACTTGTCGTTTCTCTTTTGCTATTCTACGTAGAAACGCAAAATAAACAATTTGAGTAAAATAGGAAAAAGGATTATGTGTTTTATTCTCATCAAAATTATCAATAACCTTTAAACAATTTTCTACTCCATCAAGAATCATATCCTCTTTAAATGAATATCCATTAAAGCTTCTAAGATTGGAGAAATTAGTAGCAATCTTAAATATACATCCACCAATATATTCAGAGATTCTAGGTTTGGGAATTCCCTTTGATTCACAATCCTTAACTAAAGCAATACGTTCTTGCATAGCTACAAAGAATTCTTCATTATTAATATAATTTAGTTTCTTGCTCATTTCTACTCCCTCAATTTATAATATAGAACTATTATATCCTATGATTGATAAAAAGTACATTAAAATATATTTTTATTTTACTGTTTACAACTGTTTACTTTTGTGATATACTGGTTATACCAGGTTTTTCTAGGTTAATGTATTGTTTCATTAGATAGATTAAAACTAATTGTTTCTAAATCATATTCCTCTTCAGGTAATACTAATTGACCTATTTGAACATCTATAAGACGTTTATAGTATTCAATAGTAGATTCATTTAAAGGTTTAATGATTATGACATCATCTTTCCATATTGTAAAGATTTGTTCATCTGTAAAAGAACACCAAGGAGAACCGGCTAATACTTCTTTATTTTTACCTGCAAATTCAAAGTTGACGGTTTTCATTTGGATAGGGTACATAATTATAAATTTATGATCATCCTCACCTATTTTTACACATATGACGTTATCTCCATTAACTAACTTTAAGGTAATATATTCATGCTCAATCA